GATGTGGCGTTCGGCCAGCGCCGGGGGGAGGACGCTAATTCGCTACTTCTGGTTCAGGACCTGATAACGGCTGTCGTTTAAGATCTGCATCCGGAGTAGGGTTCAGGAGACCCCTCTACCAAACCCTTGCAGATCCCCTATTTGAAAGTTTTGGTTAGGCTGCCTGCTTGTGGTTCTTTCGCTGGAAGGCCACCATCAGGTGGTCCTTGGACATCTTGCGGGGGTCGTTGCCGACGGCGGCTTCGAACTCAGCGTCGTCCATGTTCAGGAGCTCGTCGTGCGTGTACTCCTTCGGCTCCGGAAGCTGGACGTTCTCGATCTGGCGAGCGAGGTCCTTCGGGAGCAGACCGTTGACGAACTCCGCGGCGAAGTTGGCGTCGGTGACGAGCTCCATGAAGAACTCTTCGTACGCGGGGCTCTGCATGAAGTCGTTGGAGATCTCGGGGGAACGCATGAAGCGCCGGCCGTCCTCGGATCGCTGCCCGACGGACATTGCGATGAACATCTTGAACGTGTCGATGATCTCTCGACCGTTCTGGTTCTCCTGGATGCGCTTGAGGTAGGTGGCCATGCCACCTTCGGTGGTCATCTCCATCTCGGCCAGGTCGGCCTTGGTGAGACCGAAGTACCAGTCCTCCACCTGCGCATCGCCGTTGAGGTCGGTGTAGACTATCGTCTTCTTCAGCATTCTTTTTCCTTTCGCTATCCCCAATCGACTGGAGATCAAGAGTGAACCCAACCCGGAGAAGCCCACACACTATTCCATCAAATGCGCGTTATGACGTTCATAGCATACTTCTCCGGGTTGGGATGGGTCGCAGCCCCGAGAATCCTCGCTTTTCCGTACGTATAAGTGAGCCAACCCAAGCCAACACTCATATCAGATTCTCGGGACTGCAGCTTTTGTGAGGCGGTAGGTGGCGCTAAGGTAATCCGTTACACCGTTTAAATGGACCCGAACCTACTCTTACAGCGGATTCTGCCTCTAAGTTTTTTTGAGGCTCAGGCCTCGGCAGGGGTCTCGTCGTTCTCGTCGACGGTGTTGCGCTTGCGGGCGATCAGCACGCCGACCGACAGGAGAGCGACCGAAGTCGCACCCGCGATGACGCGCTTGTCCTTCACCAGCCGCTTGGCCTTCTCGACCAGGGAGAGCTTCTCGTTGTCGTCGTCCGCACCGTAGTACGAGACCTTCTCGCCGTCGTCCTTCGTGATCGAGGTGACCTTGGCCTGGTGCGGCACGGACTTCTCCTCGACGACCTCAGCGGTCTCGGCAGCGGCGGCGTTCTTGGCGGTGGTGGCCATGTTGGTTGAAATACCCTTCAGTCAACGTAGTTTAAGAACCGTCTGTACAGTTCTTCTCTTCAATGAGCGGACCAGTAACCGCGGACCGGGATTGTCTGCCCGAAACCCACGGCAATGCAAGGACGACCGTCCTTGGCTAGGGCAGATCCGATTTCGAGTTCCAGTTTCGCATCGGTGTTCCAACCGATGTTGTCGGACTCCGACGTGTTGTCGAGCCCGAGACGATCCCAGAAGTCGGTCAACGACGCATAGTCGTTGTTCAGGATCTGCCAGTTGGTGTCGTTCTCCGCCTTGCGGATTGACTCCAAATCGCTCAAGAAATAGCGACCGGAGTGCATGTCCAGACACAGAACTTCACCGTGACCGATGAAGACCACTTCGGACGGCGGGTTCTTGTCGACCCGGTCCTGAGCGATCTCGTCTCGGACAGCTTGTTCCTTCACTTCCCCGATCTTGTCGAGGACCTTCTCCTTATATTCCCTGAAGCCCTCCTGTGCGATCGAGTAGGCGGAGGCCAGCGCCGCGGTGCGACGCGTCGAGATGTGGTTGGCGCTGATGATGCAGGCGATCGACACTGCACCGGTTCCGACGGCCGGAATATAGAACTTCCAGACATCCGGGAAGACGATCTTTGCCTTCTCGAAGTCCGGAAGCGGCTCGAACTCATCGTCCACCAACTTGTGGTGGTTGACGGCCATGACTTCAGCAGCCTTGAACGAGGCCTTCCCGGTGAGAACGGCAGTCGTGATCAGACCCGTCACGCCGAGCGCGGTGAGAATCGTTGGTGCGTTGTCCGCGGTCGCCTTCTGGGCCCGACGTACGATTGCGCCGATGTTCACTCAGAACTCCTCTTCATGTGGACGGTAGTCGTCATTCCCAGCATCGAGAATGAATAACTGAGATCGCCGTCCTTGTACGAGAACGTCTTGGTTTTGTCCAGGGACGCTAGCATGCTCGAATTCATGGCTGCTACATCCCCCACCGACGTGGTGGTGAAGCCGTTCGACATGATCGAACTGACGGGGAATGTCCCCTTCCAGTACAAGCCGGAAAGATTGCCGTTCGACATGTCGATGGATATTTCACCATCGTTGATCGTGGCGGTCATGTTGATCGTTGAGAATCCGCTGGACGTCTGGGTCCAGGTACCGTTCATGTCGACCATAGTGGTTTCAGCCACCGGAACGACTCCTCGCGAGCTGGACGCCTTGGCGTTTTCTCCCACCAACACGAACCCCCCGACGAAGAGCGCCAGAGCAACCAGCAGGGAAACAATTACCCAGTGCTTCTTGAACATGGTGCACTCCTTACGTGTCGGTCGAAAAGGAAAACCATAAACCGTGTTAGGGTCTATGGTTGTTGAGGCTAGTTCTCCTCAGCGTTCTCGATGATGTCGGTCTCGTTCTTGCTTCCGGAGACCTTCGCGTAAACGGCGACAGCGGCGACGATGGTAGTGGTAGCCAAAGCGATCTTGACGAAGCGGGCATTTGCCAACTGCGCCTCGGTCTTCTCGGGGGCTTCCACCTCCACCTCGACGCCGTCAACGGTGACGGTGCGGGTCTTGGGGAAGAGATCGGAAATCTTCTTCATTTCAAATCCTTAGGGTAGGGGTCTCATTATATGCCATGTTTTTTTCGCGACCCCTCGCTGAAACCCTACCCTCGAACGATCTTACGATCCTCGATTAGTTTATCGACAGCTCTTAGAGTTAGGAAGTACATCCATACAGAACCCAATCCGAATCCTACAGCACCACCCAACAAGAACATCCACCACATGATTCTCCTTCCAAAAAGATAAAACCTAAACACCTTGTTAGGGTGTCAGGTTTAGAGGTCTAGTGGTTGCGGGTGGTCTTGACGGCGATGCGGCAGACAGCACTCACGACGGTCACCGTGACGATGGACGTGACTATGATTTTCGCAGCGGGGCGCAGGATGTCTTCCACCATACCGTTAATGATATTGGTGGCGGACTCTCCGACGACGGCGGCGATCTCAGTGTCGAGGTCTTCTTCGTTCTTGGGGGTCTTGGCGAGGCTGATGTCTGCAACAATTCGCTTGTTAAGCTTCATGGCGGTCCAATCAGTAGGGGTCTCATTATACGCCATGTAATGCTTGCGACCTGCGAAAACCTAAACACCGTGTTAAGGTGTTGTAGGCTTTGAGATCAGTTATTTGCTAGGGCATCAGCGATGAACTTGTTAATTTCGGCATCGGTCTTCTCCTTCAAGTTTTCTTCGGTAACGACTCGGTACATCTCCTTCTTATCATTCAGAAAATAGATCTGGTGACCATCGGGAGTGATGTAGAGCTGTCCAGGAAAGTTGAAGAGTTCGCGGTAGATGGCGGATTCAAAGTTGTCCATTACATGGCCTTTCAGTAGGGGTCTCATTATAGGCCGTGTAAAGCATGCGATTAGGGTCTGAAGTCTTTGAAGAAGTCCGCCATGCTCCAGCCGAGGATGAAAAACACGATGCCTATGAGCATATCTACTACCAAAATCTCGTCTCCCTATCTGCGAAAGGCAAAAAACCTAAACACCGTGTTAGGGTGTTTAGGCGGTGAGATTACTTGTTCTGTGCTGCCTTTGAAATCAGAATTCGCGTACCGTTCTCAAGATCGTATCCGAACACTTTGCCGTTCTTGATCTCTTCTGCCCTGATGCGATCGATCGAAATGAAGTCGGGTCCTTCTCCAATGAAGCTCAGCAACTCCTTTTCGTGGAGGCGGAAGTTCTTCTTGGTTTGGACGACGACAGCAATCGAGAGGATCGCGATGGTAGCCGAGATCAGTTCCGGGGAGTGGTCCTTGATCTTGTTCTTGATGACGGTGAGCTTTTCCTTGTTCATGGCGTGGCCTTTCGATAGGGGTCTCATTATAGGCCCCGTTTTTTCTGCGAAAGGCAAAAGAGAAACACAAACCCCGTGCAAGAGTGGTTAGCTCTCACACGGGGCGTGTTGGGTTCTACGGGGGTTCAGCGGGACTTCAGGACGAAGCCCAGTGCCTTCGAGGTCACGACGTGCGCACGCTCGTAGCCGAGGATCAGGACAATGCCGGCCAGGTTACCGGCGACCAGGACCATCGTGTCGGGACTCACGCGCTTGGGAGTGTTCTGCTCCTTCAGCTTGTAGAGTTCCTTCACGCGGTCCAGGGTCGTCTGGTAAGCGGGGTCGTTCGTCTTGAGTTCCTTCAGCTCCGAGAGAGCAGCGTCGATGGTCTCGTCGAGCACAGTGGGTTGTGTCTTGATGATCATGGCGTAGCCTTTCAGTAGGGGTCTCATTATACGAGAAGTTATTCTCGCGAGCCCCTAGAAGACTAACTGACCGGAGCAGCGTCCTGCGGCTCGGTGGTCGCCGGCTTGGCGCCCGACTTCGCACGCTGGTGAGCCAGGTTCTTCGCCGCGGTCTCGGCGTCGGCCAGCGCGTTGTGCGCCCAGTTGGAGGCCTCTTCCAGCTTGTTCATGAGCTTGGTCTTGGACAGACCGTCCGGCAGAACGCCGTCCAGATGCAGGACGAACTCCTTGAACTTGGCCGCGACCTCCTCGCCGTGATCCTTGGCGGCACTGAACTTCTGGTCGAGCTCGGTCTTGCTCAGCATGTATGTGCCTGCTTCCTTGGGTTAGAGAGACGCGCCGTGTGCGGTTCCGGGATTGGGCTCGGACGAGACGGTCGGGATGTTCCCCGTTGTCGACACAACCTTGAAGGTCGCTTCCGCCATCTTCTCGAGCTCCTCGGGCAAGTCGTTCAGGTTCAGAGAGAAGACCTTCTTCAGGTCGGTCTCGGCTACCTCGATGACTCCGGCGTACTTCGCCTCGCTGGCGTTGTAGGTCGCGGTCGAGTATCCCAGAACCCCACCCAGAATGGTGTTCACCGAGGCGATGGACGCCATCACCTGACCGACGTCCGGGAAGTGCCAAATCTGACCGAGTGCGTAGTACAGAGCCGCAGCCAGAGGCAAGCCGATCGAAGCGACGTGCTTCAGGACGTTGTAGGTGTTGCTGCTAAGCAGCGGTGTCTTGGTGCCGCCGGACGCTGGGGTTGATGACAGGGACATCGGGAAGGTACCTTTCGTTACGGAATATATCTTCGTATTGCGCGTGGGAACGGAATGGAAGATTCCTCACCTGGTTCGCGATACGTTCCGCGATACCGTTACCGCCGAGACCCTTGTAAGGGATGAAGAAGTACTTCTCGAACTCTTCCAGTTCGTCCTTCGTGATCCACCCGCGGTCGATGTACTGGATGCCGAGAGTGGTGATCTTGTCGTAGGCAATGCCCATCATGAGCCGAGCCTGTGCGTTGTTCTTGACGCTCCTTGAATCCAGGTACTTCCAGAAGCCCCCGGAACCGAGCATCGAGCCCACGACGATTACCATTGCGTGAGACCACCAAGAGCTCATGGTTCTCCCTCCTTTATGCCGGGAAAGGACCTCCTCCCTGAGGAGGATTACCACCCTGTATGATGGGTGAGACAAGTGCGTATGGTTGTGCCCGTTTCCAGACGCCGCCAGTTCGCACGTAAGGAATCGCCGGCCTCCACGTACCTGCGACGTTGACATACACGCCGAGATATGTTTTTGCGCTTGAGGAAGGACCCCAAGGTCCCCAACCGTTCTTGTTCCTTGCTCTCACCCAGAAGTAGTACACGGTGTTCATCGTCAGGTTATTCACCACGTATGGAGACGTGGGATAAGCCCAGAGTTGTCCAGTAGTGGAACTGACCCCATACCCGAGCTCATATCCCAATATTGCTGAACCACCGTTATTCGGAGCTGACCAGGACACAGTGATCGTGTCGAGGCCGATTTTGCTGAGTGTTGGGTTTGCTGGTGCTCCGGGAATGTTTGATCTGACGATCCCGATACTGAATGTAGTAGGACCACCCAGACCAGCGGTTCCTGTGGCGTTGAGCTTGAAGGTGACCGTCTGATTTGAGGTCACATTCCAGGCACCCAGTCTTTGCCACCCAGCATTGGCATTGTACCGGAAGGACTGCCACGGACTTGTTATACCATTGACGATATAAGCCCATGGCAGTCCATTGTCGAACGTGGTCGAGTTCCCCGAATTGATCCAGAACTCGACTGTACTTCCGGTGTCCCGGATCATCATGGTGCCGGTATCGCCAGTGCTTTGCTTGTAATCAGTCACTGGGTCACCTAGCTGACGATCTTGAAGTAGATATCTCCGTCGTTACCGCCAGATGGATCTGCCGTCCCCGAGGATATGCCAGCAGCCGTACGGAAGCCGGCTTTTCCGATCGGGACCTTAGCGAGGACTGCCGCCACGTAGTCGCGCGTTCGATTGATCTCTCGACCGCCCCAACGTACACGGCCTTCTTCACCGGTGTCGGGAACTATCTGATATCCCGCAGAAGTTGCCTGATCTCCAATGGCCATGCTAAACCTCCTATCAGGGCTGGTTGTCCCAGACGTCTGTCGTGTCGGAGTCGAGATCCACCCAGGCCTTGTTGTTGTTCCATGCGAGCCACGTGCCTGTGTTGATGGTTGTGTAACTCGCCAAGGTCGGGTAGGACTTTTCGCCGGTATTGTCCTGAATGAAGATCTGCTCGGTGACACGCATATTCGATACGACGCCGTCCGAGTTCCGTTGCTCGACCAGATCCCCGAGGTTGTAGTCAGTGCCATATTGATACTGGCTCTGCTGACTGACCTCGCCATCGAACAGGTAACTCGTGCGTGCCGCGGCTAGCGCTTCGAGTCCTGCCTGCGTGAGCTGTGCCGTCGTAGGACTTGTGATGCCCGATGCGTCCACGATCAGAACACGACGCTCGAACGAGTCCACCGTCGGGTCTACGCCATCGCCATAGACGATCTGCGACGCACCACTCACCTGCTGAACGTAAGCCACGTTCTTAGCCTTGGTGATGTCCGTCAGTTCCTTGGTGTTCTGGAGGTTATCCAGTTGCGTACCGAAGACTACCGGAGGAAGTGTCGTTTGACCCGTAGTCCGATCGCTGCCGGCGTAGATCTCGAAATATAGCTCGCCGGTACTGTCTTGACGAAGCAGACGGAATCCGAGGTCGTACTTTGCGCAGATCTGGGTGATAACCCCATCCGACAAAGTCGTTATCTTGTCGATGAGAATGGTGATGGCATCCGCCGGCTCTGCGATTGTAGAGGCAGGCATGAACGAGCCTTCGACCACTCCGGGGATGATGTCGCCGATGTCCCAAGTCCCACTGACACAAGTCAGGTGGAACATGTTCCGAGCGATAAGTGCCGGAGCTTCAGTCCAGGTAGCACGAGGGGCAGCACGATCGTCCATCAAGGCCTCGATTGAACGACCCTTGATGATGAGGATTCGACTGCCGTCGGTAGCCCAGTCATCTTCGACAGACTCGACCCGCATGACGTAGTTCGACCTGTTGAGCGCAAGCCAGGTGTCCGGCTTCAGGAGAGATCTCGGCCCGAACGTTGAGGGGATATGCAACTCGAAGTCGCCGTAAGCCTGCCAACGCTCAGTCCAGATCGAAGTCAGGAACTGGTCGATGACATACTGACGGCGATTCAACGAGTCCAGCACGTAGAGTTCCATTACAGTTCCCCATACCGCTTGATGTAAGTCACCTTCACAGGCATCGAAGCGCCACCGGATGCGTGGACCTGGATGTGATTGTCCCCCGGGGCAAATTGCGGCCAGACGGACTGCGGCGAGACTGCATATAGAACCGAACTTGTCACTCCGGCTCGAACGAGCGTTGCGTACTTGCTACCTGGAACGGTGCTGATCGTCACGACGTCGCCCGCGAGGAGAGCGTAGGCGAAGTCTAATGTCCAGGTGTTCGAGTTCGGATCGGTGTAGTACATCATGAACTCGGACAGAGACGCATTGACGTCCACCTCGAGGATGAATCCCGTCGGAGCAGAGCCAGGATATGCGACGTCCGTGGCTGCTACGTCTGCGGTAGTGATCCCCGTCATCACAACAGGGATAGGGTCTTGGAAGTCCGGATCGAAGTTGATGATGGATATGGTCACGATCGAGTCTGGTGCGAACATCGGGGAGTCACACGACTCCACCACACCAGAAATCACATATCCATCTTCGACAGCGTCGTCGGTGTCGTCTACATAGAACTTGAGTGAGACGGCATCCTTCGTACGGAACTGCCGATATATGGTTCGTCGAAGAGACAGAACCGACGTTATCATTGGGTCCGGATCCAGCTCCAGTGTGATGACGATATTGCGTGTGTCACGACGACTGGACTGGTATACCGCACCGTCTTGGTTAGCGAAACTCGAAGAGACGAGAGTCGCCTTCACGGGGTCCAGCCCGGTGATGTCTTGAATGTTGATGCCACTCGAGATATCACCGAGCTGGAGCGTGAGGAGGCTACCCTGACTGTTCGTTGCCTCCATTTTGGTAAACAAGCACGCCCCTCGCTTTCGACAGTTGGTTGTTCGTCTGGCGGTAGATTTCTGCCGCCGAGATTGCCTTCGGCGAGTAGTTGTTCTGGGTGAAGCTTACCGGTGCGGGATTCGACACTCCAGTGTTTGCGGCCACAGTGATCGCATTGGTATTTGCCGTGTAACCCGCGGAGGCATTATTGGCCGACGAAGTTGAAGTTCCGACGGTGACTGGAGTCGTTGTCAGCAGATCGCTGATCTGGCTGGCACTCTTCTTGACGCTGCTCAGATCCAGCACCGGAGTGATGGTCGGATTGGCATCCATGCTGGCCGTGATCAGATCCGACATACCGGCGATCGACTTGCTCATGGCCGTCAGAGCGCCATTTCCGACACTCGATGACGCATCAGCTACAGCACCACCTAGAGAGATCAGACCATTGACGAATCCCTGCGAACCATCCGCACCAATCTGCTCGAACTCCTTTGACGGTGAATGCGAGTTTAGCGCCTTCTTTGCTGCGGTGATCGCCCCTTCAGCAATGGTTCTCGCTGCGTCACCAACAGCGCTTGCGCCTCCGAGAAGACCGCCGGTGAGACCGTTGAGAATTGCTGAAGCCAGGTTTGCTCCAGCTGCGTCCAACTCCGCGGTATGGCTACGAATTCCGTTTGCCACGCCGTTGATGAAGTTGATTATAGCCTGAATACCAGCATTGACAATCCTCACTCCGTTGTTGCTCAGGGAGTTGATGAATGCAATCACGACGTTTGTTGCAGCAGCAACCACACGTCCGATGTTGCTGGCGATACCGTTCAGAACGCCGACGAGGATATTAGTCCCAGCGACGACCATCTTCGGCACGAAGCTGACGATGTCGGACAGCAGCATAGTCAACAACTTCATGAAGACAGAGTTGATCTGCGGACTGTACTTGACGATGTCGTTGAGGAACATCACCAGCAGGTTTCCCAGCAAGGTGTTGATCTTCGGTGATTCTTTTGTGATGGCCTTGATCAGGGCATCCAGAACCGTGGTTATTGCTGTCACGATTGCCGGACCAGCAGTTGCGATCGTCGTGGCGAATGCGATGACGGCTAGGCCGATTTCCTTACCGACTTGCGGTAGGAGACCGAGCAGTGCCGAGACGATACCCGTTAGAGCCGCAGCAGCGGCCGTACCAGCGATGCTGAGTGCGGTTAACCCAGCAGCGAATAGGAAGACCCCAGCGCCGGCTAGAGCAACACCGACACCCATCAAAGCGATGGCTGCGCCCAAAGCAAGAAGCGTTGGTGCCAAAGGAGTGAGCAGGAGACCTGCCGCGGCCAAGATCACAAACACTCCTGCAAGACCCGCCAGCGCTTCTCCGAGGGAAGCCCACGACATGTTGCCCATTGTGGTGAGCACAGGAAGCAGGACCTCGAGCGCCGCAGCAACGACAAGCAGAGCTGCCGCACCTGGGAGCGCAACCTCCATGAATATCATGGCTACTGCGATGATGCCTAGAGCACCGGCCAGTTCGACCAAACTCTTGGCAATCGAGTCCCAAGACATTCCTCCCATTTTGGCAAGTGCGTCGGCAACCAACCCCAGCGACGCTGCAACCACGAAGATGGCAGCGGCAGACAGGAGTGTTGAAGGTGGCAGAACGAACAGAGCCGCGGCGATCAGAGTCAATGCGCCGGCGAGTTCGGTCAAACCTCGACCGATAGCACTCCAACTCATCGAACCCATCTTGCCGATGGCGTCGCCGATCATCCCGAGAGATGCAGCGACAAGCAGAACACCAGCAGCCGAGATCACAGACGACGGCGGAATGAGGTACAACGCCGCACCGATGATCGTGAGACCACCAGCCATCGACGTTAGACCCTTGCCGATCTGTTCCCATGAGAACTGAGCGAACGTTCCCATTGCACTGGCGAGGATCTTGACACCCTCGGCCAGAAGGATTATGCCGGCACCCGACAAGATCCCAGTTGCGTTGGTCCCAGCGAACTTCTCGAAGAGACCTAGACTGCCGAGGAGAACTCCAACACCGATAAGCCCCTTAGCCAACTGGTCCCAACTGAGCCCGGCCAGAGTGGTGACAGCCGTTGCCAGAACGTTGACACCCTTGGCGAAGGCAGTCAGACCAATACCGCTTGCGATCAGTCCCTTGGGGTCGCCCATGAGCTTGAGAGTCACAAGGATCTCGGCCAGAATGACTGTCAGACCAGTCAGACCCTTTGCGAGGTCGTTCCAGTTAAGACCAGCCAGCTTGATGACGGCGACAGAGAGGATGTCGATGGCTGCTGCAAGCAGGATCAACGACAGCATCATGACCGGCATTTTGAGGAAGCCTTCACCCTCGATGAACTTCTCGAAGATGACGAGCGAACCCATCAACTGAGCGAACATCACGGTGATGGCAGCGCCAGCACGAAGCAGACCGCCAGTGTCGATCTTCGACAGTGCGACCATCGAGATCGTCAGAATGCCGATAGCAGCGGCGATCGCAAGCAGCGAAGCTGCCTTGAGCGTCTTCTGCATCGTTTCGAACGTCTCGTTCAGAGTCTCGAAAGACTCCTTGATGGTCTTGACGATGTCGCCTAGTCCACCACCTCCGCCACGGAACTTGTCGACGAACTTCTTGAGAAGAAGCGTGACTGCGGCGAACAATCCAGTGTTGATCAGGTTGACGACGTCTTGGAAGTTCAGACTTCCAACAGCGTGAGCAACGGAAGATGCCAACCCCTTGAAGAAGGTATCGAACTTCGTCGCCAAGGGCTGTATGAACTTCTCGATCTGCGTCAGGTGGTTCGAGAACGCAGCCCAAAGGGTGTTTAGACCCTTGAGTAGAACACCAAGAGGACCAACACTCAGACTGACCTTGTCCAGCGACTTGGCCGGGTTACCGCCAGTGAACTTGTTGTAGAGGTTCTCGACCCAAGTGGCAGCATTCTGGAGAAGCAGGACTGTGAGGGGAAGGATTCCAGCCAGATAGCTGAAGAACTTCTTGACACCGTCGCCTGTCTCGACCAGATTCTTGAACTTGACCAGGAGGTCGCCGAGCTTTGCCGTCAGAGCAAGAAAGTCTCCGGGGGCAGCACCGACATAAGTCAACATACTACCGATTGCTTCGGCGACTTGCTTGATAATGAAGATGGCAATACTGAAGATCGAGAACACACCCGCTAAGGTGCGCTTCAGATTGTCAGCAGTGTTTGCTCCTATTTTGAAGTTATCAGCAAGCTTCTTGAAGTCCTCGGTGAACCTGAGCAGATCTGCGGAAGTAGTCGCCGGGAAGACGGAACGGAACGCTGACTCGACAACCTTCAGGACCGAACCGAGAGTGTGGAAGACCTCAGTCAGCGCTGAGATCAGTACTGTTCGACCACCGAGCAAGTCCCAGCCCTGAAGCAGAGCATTGAGATCATAGATCGGTTTGGTTAGAGCATTCTCAGCCGCGTTGTGGACAGCCGAGAACAGTTGAGTTGCTTCGGTGATGTTACCGAAGATCGTCGTGAAGATGGAGGCGTAGGCGGTGCCAACTTCTTCCTTAAGAGCCTGTGTCAACTGAGACATGGTCTTGATCTTCGTAGCCGCATTGACTGCGACTATGGACTGCTTGTAGATTGCCTCAGACTGCGCCTCGGTATAACCCATCGCCTTGATCTGGGCTACGCTGAGGTCTCCGGTGAACTGAGACAGCGTCTTGGTGAGGACCTGAGAGGTGAGCCAGCCCTGCTGTAGGCTGTTTCGGAAGCCGCCCGCCTTCTTGATGATGGCGTCGATTGCCACACCGCTTGCCCGAGCAGTGTTGATCAAAGCGGTCTGAAGAGTCTTGCCGCCGAGGCCAGCGTTGACGACCGAGTTCCAGTCCTGAAGCTTGACCGAACCGGCAGCGATTGCCTGAGACAACTGGTACATCGCCGTCGAAGCTTGCTCCGAGGACGAACCGGAGAACGCTGCGAGGTTGGCGATACCCTTGATCGCCGAGACTGAGGTGTTCAGATCAACGCCAGCAGCGGTGAAGGTACCGATGTTCTTGGTCATGTCACTGAAGTTGTACACCGTTTGGTTGGCGTACTTGTTCAGATCGGCCAGAACTGCGTTGACCTTGCTTAGACCCGCTGCGCCGGTAAGACCGGTGTTCGCCAGAATCGTCTGGACGGCATTGATCTGAGTTTCGTAGTTGTTGAAGCCGTCTTTGATCGGGTCAATGACGAAACTCTTCGCAACTGCGACGCCAGCGTTGATCACCTTGTTGGTGATGTTTGCCAGAGCGGTAACGCCGATGACACCCAACGCCGAGAACTTGCTGGCGATGGTATCTACGCCACTTGATAGGTTCCCGAGACTCAGACCCTTGGAGGCAGCCTGATCGATGTCATCGAGACCCTTTGTGGCGCCCGTAAGCTTCAGACTACTGCTCAGCTTGTCCAGTGAAGAGAGAGTTGTGGCGACTCCCTTTTCGAACGCAGCGTTGTCGAACAGCATTTGCACAACGCGTTGGTCGATGCTACTCATGCGGAGGTCACCGCCTTCCAAACTCTATCTGCGATTTGGTCAAATATGGGCGCCATCGCCGGGTTGATGTAGTCACGACCCTGCACATATCCTCCAGTGCCGGTTGAATAACCGTATTGGAGCATGATGACGACGGGGAAATCGCTTTCGACGTCTATGTTGGTCCATGCGAGGCGATAAACGCCGTCACTTACTGAGGCATCAAAGCCCCAAGAACCTGCAGCCAAACCGGTGTCTTTCGGAGTAGCTGAAGAAAGAGCCGAAACACCCAACTCACCGCATGATTCAAGTATCGACAGGATGTTGATACTCTTCACGTGTTGGAGAAAGTCTCCAGTGGATTTGAAGTCTCCTGTTACGGTGAATGTTATGGGCATTTCGGCTCCTTCCTTATGCGGCTTCGAACAGGACGTAACCGACCACGGAAGTGTCGGCAGCATTCGTGCTGTGGACTACGAATCCTGTCCCGATGGTCACGGAGTACACGAATAGTGCGCCACCATTCGCAGGTGTTGCCGAAGGTGTTTTGACTGCGAGAACGATTCGAGTGTTCGCCGTGACAGAGGTATTCGCCACGGTGACAGCTCCCGCGACCAAAGTCGCAGTGCCCATTCGGGCGTTCGTGCCTTCCTTGATCCTGAAACCCTTGCCGACGAGGTTGGCGACGATATCGCTGTCCGAACTTCCGAACAAAGCGACACCGAGACGCCCCCACGTGGTATCACGAGCAGCCGTACCGGGACCAGCGTTGATCGAGCCGTCCCCCGTGAGACGGAAGTTGTCGAAGGAAGCTGTTCCGGCGACATTCGAGGAGAAGACGGTGGTCGAGGAGGACGTTGGTTGCGATAAGAAGTTCCCCTGAGTCGTAAGACCCACTGCGAAAGTGACGCCGGTGAGGAACTTGAACGCACCGGACGTAGAGTCCATTGCGGAGGCAGGCGTGTTCGTGAAGTTGTTGGCAGTGGACGAACCAGTGCCAGCAAACATCGTGTTCCAGCATCGAACGTTCTGACCTGATGGAACGTTGAAGCTCTTCTGAACGCCAGCGACACCGACAGCCGTGATGGCCGTCTCGAACCTCGGGTTGACCACGTTTCCGATGGAAGTTCCGGCCCAGTTGATGTCGTAGTTGGTACCCGACGCCCCACCTCCGTTGGCAACGAAGTACGGGTTACTGACCAGGATCGGGTTGCCGGTACCTTCGACCGAGAGACCGTGGTTCGAGTTGTTCACCATACTCATGTCGAGCAGGTTCACGATCGTCGCGCCACCGGTGATACGAATACCGATCGTACCGAGTTGCGCCACACCGGAGGAGATCTTGACTGCGTACGGAGATCCGTTTGTTCCGTCTTCGATCAGAACCGTTGAGGCGGCTGCACCCTCGAATTCCACGTTCTTAAATGTGGAATAGATGCAGTGGCCCTTGATGTGCAGAGCGTGCCCGGTCCCAGCGGTCATCCACGCGATGACGTTCTCGCCGAAGACATCCCAAGCATCCTCGAGCTTGATTGCATCGAGGTTGGCATTCGTACCGGTGGTTACGCCCGTCGCGACGATCTGAAGGTTGGACATCAGGATGCTGCACGAGCCGGAACCGGAATTACCCAGAACGTTGATGCCACCAGCACAGGTTCGCATGACCAAGCCATCGAACATGGTGCCGCTCGGGTTGGTTCCCGTGGTACTTCCGGCGACAACGCTAATTGCCCAAGCGTTTAGGTACCAGAAGCTTACCTGCGAGACCTTGGTGCGCTGAGCGCCGTTGATGTAGATGCCATCGGCGTAGGCGTTGGACGTAGTTGTGGTGCTGGCGCCCTTGATCGCCAAGTTCGCGATCTTACAATCGTTTGCCGAGACAGTGATCGCAGCGACACCGGTGAATCCAGTACCGATGACGATCGAGGAAGCCTCGTTGCCCGCTCCCTCGAATATGGTTCCGTGAGTCGACAACGTGGCTGCCGTGGAACCAGTCATGAGGTATTGACCGGGAGGGAAATATACTTTCCCGCCCCATGTCGGGTTGATCGCGGCGAGAGCCGAGACCAGAGCAGAGTCTTCGGAAGTTACTCCGTCACCATGGCCTCCGTGGTCCATGATGTTGATGAGCCACGTGTCCTTCTTCACCGAAATCGCAGGAGCCTGAGAGTCGGGAACTACTCCGCCTGCCAGATCAGCCTTTCCTGCTAGAAGAGCGTCGGTCGCTGCGGAGGTATAGCCTGATACTGTTGCCATGAGACCTCCTTTCTAGGAGGAAGTTGCGGTGAAGGTTCCGTCACCGTTGTCCACGACAGTGGGCCAAGTGATCTGGAAGGTACCGATGTCCAACATCACGAGTTCAGCGACAGGCGCTGTCAGAGTGTATGTTCCATCGCCGTTATCGGTTACGGTGAGGTGGTCTCCAACATCGATGAGGTCAGTGATCTCGGTGATGTCCGGAAGTCTCGACGACGTCGCGATGGTTCCGTAGAGAATATCCTCAATGCCACCGAGAGTTGTCGCATCGATCTTGCGAGAATCGATTATGAAGTGCGACGTCCTCTTGAAACCGGAGATCGATGGTGGAAGCGATGTTACAGACCAACTGAAGTCGTCCGGATTTTGTCCGGTACTCAGGGTCTTGAACGCTTTGGCCGAGGGAGACGCAAGAGCGCTGTAGACGATGTGAATCTTGTACCCGGCGCTAGGATCCAGATCGTTCCCGATCATCGTTCGATAGGTCAGACCGAACGGTTGCCTTCTCTGGTTCGTCGCCAGGAAACCTGGGCGAACAGCGACCGTTCCATCGCACACTTCGAACTCGTCAGGGTAGGTATAGGCGGTGATTGTTGCCGTGTACTCCTCGCGAGAGGCTGTATTCAGATACTTCTCACCATCGACGTAGTAAGGTTTCGCTGCGCCACCAGTGGTATTCTCTGTGACGGAAGTCAATCCGCTCCAGGGAACACCATCCAACCCGGCAACGTAGAGGACGCCTCGATCCACACCGTTTTCATAGAAGCGAGAGCCGACATCGCCCCAAGTGATTCTTGACACGATCCTCCTCTCAGCCGGCTGTTCCGAGTTCTGCTCTTCGTTTTGCGTTCAGTTCACGGTTACGAGCAAGCACCTCTGCCTGGGTCATCTGCTTCTTAGGTGCGTTCTTCTCGTTGCAAACCCGAACGAGAGTCAGGAGACGGTTCAAATGCCAGTTCTGACACTCGAACGGGATCTCAAGCGCAACCAGCCAGTAGTAGATGACTTCGGCAGTGATTATCTCGCGACTCTGTTCCCCACCACCGTCGCTAAACCATGTCGCGGTCTGCTTCGAGTTGATGTAGGTGTCGATGGCGAGAACATTCTTCTCTGTGAGATTCTCGTACACCGCCAAAGGAACATCCGGCGTTAGAGTCATCGCCATGACGTACCACAGAGTCTCTTCGCTGGTCTTCTGAGTAGCACTGAGGAACGGCTTCTCGAAGAAGGACTCCCATTTTGACAGGGAGACCAGAGAGTGCTCAAGTTCGATAGTGACCACGTCAGTCTCGACGAATTCTTCGGTCTCATCGTCGAAACCTTCAGACATCGCCACTTCAATTGTGAGCACTCTCCGACCTCCTTTCTGTCAGACGGTTTACGAGTAGGGCATGAGCCATTCGTCGACCGAGACGGCCGGGAACTTGTAGCCGACCTGCGGAGCCGCGTTGACCACGGTGTCCACAGCGATGACCACACCGCCGGTGACGACAGCACCGCCGATCGAGTAGTCGATGCCGGTGACGGTCGGGATGTTGACAGTGTGCGTTCCGGCCGTGTAGGTCGGAGCGACCGGAGTCGCCACAGTGATGGTACCGGCGAAGATGGCCAGGACAGCGTCCGGCGACGGAAGCGTCGGGTCAGTACCCGTGGTGCCGTACAGGAAGCCTTCGAGCGTGGCGAGTGCGGTGGAACTGACCTTGGACGAGTCGATGGTGAGCGTGGCCGTCTGGGCGTAGCCGGTGACCTGGACGGGGGTAGTGGTGATGGACCAGGTGAACTCGATCGCCGCGGGGGTGTCATTGATCGTGGCGAAGGCCTTCTGGGACGGAGCTGCCAGGGCGCCGTACACCATGTGGAGCTTGTAGTGGGTCGTGCCGGTGACGTCGTCGCCGATCATCGTCCGGTAGCAGAACCCGAAGCTCTGACGCGGCTGCTGGCCGATCGCGACGCCGACTTCCGGCTCCGAAGAACCATCGCAGGCAGCGAACTCGTCCGGGTACACGAACGCCGAGAGATCTGCCTCGAAGTACTCGACCGACATCAGCTGGAGGTACTTGATGTTGTCCGCGTAGAGCGGAGTCGGGACGCCGCCGACGGGCTTCTCGGTGACCTTGGTGAGGCCGTTCCAGGCAACGCCGGTGTCGTAGACGCCGGAGTCGTTCGGGATGTACAGGACACCGCGGTCGACACCGGTCTCGTACCGACGCTCTCCCGTCTTGTCCCAAGTGAGCGTAGTCACGTTGTGCCTCTCAGAAGTAGAGATTGAAGACATCGTGGTTGAGGTTGCCCACCACGAAGAACCGATTCTTGATGCACATCGGTAGTGCTGCGACCTTGGCGGGAATCAGACTGTCAGGATCCAGATCGATCACAGTAACCTGATAACGATCGGTGTAGTTGTACGGCTTCCCATTCGCGAACTGAGTCTTCCCGTTGTATCGTTGATAGGTGATACAAGGAAACACCATCTGAACGTTGTCCGGAGGCTGGAAATATACTTTCGCGCCTTCCGGAACGAGGCTTTCAAGGAGCGTCTGGAGATCAAGCCGTAGGCCCATTGTATACACCTCCCAGCGTCAGCAGAAGGCGAGGACTAAGTACTTCGACCGTTGCGACGGCCCACAAAGTCCCCGCCCACTCGATATAACGCATGGCAAAGAAGTTCTCGTTCGCGTACGCGTCAGCGACGATGGATATGGAATTATTGACGGTAAGATCGTCGTTGACTTTCGTACCGTCCTTCTCCTGGCGTGTGTTTCGAAGGATATCGCCGTAGTAGTTGACTTCGGTGATAACGTCTTTCCACACGCCAGGAGCTGATTCCACAGATACGCCGTACCCGACTCTCCCGTAGAATCTTCTTGAACCCATGACGTCCTAGCTGTTGCTGTTGGCGCCGTCGGGGTTCGGGCGGGTGAAGTTCCAGAACGCGGTCTGGTTTCCGGAGAACGAGAAGTAGTACCCGGTGGCCGGGACCGCCTGAATCGTGAGACTGGCATCCGGGGCGATCGCGGTCTGAACACCGGCGGTGAGGGTATTGCCGTTGCCGTCCTTGTAGACGACGCCGGTCTCGGTCGGGACCGTGGCGACACCGGTGGCGTAGTTGAAGGTCGGGGCGACCGGAACCACGAGGGTGTCGGAGGACGGAACGCTCCAGATGACCAGAGCGGCCTTGACCTTGGTCAGGGCGCCGGAGATGCGGGTCTCCGACAGGTACTTGAGCTGGTTGTAGTCGATGTCGAAGAAGTCGAAGAGGTTGACCTCTCCACCCTTGTCCGCACCGACGTTGTAGTCCGCCGGGTTGAAGATGACGGCCATCAGGTTCGCCGGGCCGGACTCCATGACCTCGACGGGCACGATGTCGGTGACGCCGATGGTGGTCGCGAGCTCGCTGATGCTCATGTAGAGACGCCGGCCGAGGGTGTCCTTGATGAGCAGCATGTTACTGATCATGTCCCACGTGGAGTACATCGTGGGGGTTCCGGAACCCTTGTAGAACCGCTTCGCCCGGATGCACTCCTCGACGAGGTTCTCGTAGTTCGGGGTGCTACCGAGGTTGATGTTGACGTCGGTCTTGTAGAGCTCGTGCTCGTTGACGATCGAACGAAGGCCGTCGCCACTGACCGCGCCAGCGGGGTCCCTGATCTTGTCGGTGTCGCTGATGTCACGACCGTCGCCGATGAGGATCGCGCGAGCGATTTCCTCCTTCAGCATCGTGTCCATCTCGGCCTTCATCCACGAGATGACGTCGAAGTCGACGATGTCGATGATGTCGTCGCGGTCCAGCTGCTGCTTCTTGTAGACCGTGGTCGGCGTGGTGAAGCGCTTCGAGACGGAGAACCACTCCTCGCGCTTGATGGTCCCCTTGACGTAGCCCTTGGCGCGGGCCTCGTCCATGGTGATGTCCGCCACGATCGACTTGACGCGGGAGAACGGGGTGTGGCTGAGCGCGGAGAGGAAGGGCGCCACCCACTCCATGCGCCTCGTGTTGAACTGGGGGGTGTTCTCGATGTTCTTGTACTCCGGGAACAGAACGTCCATCGGAGTGATGCCGTGCGCGAGGACGGCCTCGTCGAAGGCGGTCTTCAGCGTCATGCCCGGCTTCTTGGCGTTCGCGAAGATGGCCTTGCGGTCATCGAGCGTGAACAGCTGGTCGACGTGCTTGAACTCGTTGCCGGTTTCCGGGTTGATACCCGCGTGCGTCAGCCCCCGGGTGTTCGCGGGGATGGTGGCGCTCTGCGCCTCGAACACGTTACGCGACATGTTGGTGTCGGCTCCTTCCTGGTGGCTGAGGTCTTCCTCGCCGGTCTGCTGTGAATGGCTGGCGTCTGTGTCGTCGTCCGTGATGTCGACGTCACCATCGTTGTCGGGATCCTGGACGTTGCGGACGGCCTCTCCGACGATGTAGTTGCAGACGTCCTGCTGTTCGGGACTCATGCCTTCCCAAACCTGCTGAACGGTCTTGTCCATCGGGTTGTCGTCGCCGGCGTCACCACCTGAGTCGTTGGTGGCGTCGGTCTGGGTGGTGGAACTGTCCGCGTGGAAGAGCTCGAGACCCATGGTGATGATCGCCTCGCCCTCCAGTTCGGAGGTCTCTCCGTCGGAGTGACGGATGTTGACGTGGTCGATTACCGCACCCTTGTTCGCGCCGGCCAGAACGAGACTGGTCTCACGGATGTTGCCGTGGATGACGTTCTTGTTCTTCTCAACGAGATCATTGGCGTAGATCGACAGCGACTTGACGTCACCGTGCTCGACGAGCTGCTTCGCGGTGAGACCGGCGTTCGTGGTGTTGAAGTAACCGTCCACGCGAACACCCTCGGCCTGGTGCTTGAGCACTCCGTAGCCGAGAACGTTGTCTGCCGAACTGTGGACGTGCTGCCAGACGAGTGGAACCTCTGCACCGTCCATGTGCTGGAACGCATTCGGCATGATGGTTCGACCGTCGGAGCACTTGATGTTGGCCTTCGTGGCCCAGCCGCTGAAGTCAGGCTCCATTTTGACTGTTTCCTCCTGTCCCTGTAAGTTGTCGCACTACCTCTGGATGAAGCGCAGGTCTCGGTACCGGAGTGAGCTCCGGTCGTGGAACTGTTCCCGGAAGATGCCTGTCGCTTGGTGGACCGGGAGGTCTTGACGCTGGATCCAGCGGCGCCGGCGTCGGCATGTTGCTGTTGATGAGCTGATCGGCCTTCGGATCCTTCGACGGCTTCCAACCGATTGCCGTTCGGAGATCGTTTGCAGACGCAATCTCGTTCCTCGACAGCATGTCGGCGATCTTGGCGAAGTCCGCCATCGGGACAAGAGAGAACGGGTTCCTGAAGAACGCGATCGACTGACCCTGAGTGCGAGCGGTCTTGGTGAGGAACGTCGCCTTCATGGCTTCGATCACAGCGGTGACCATCGGCTCGATTGTGCGAACGAGATAGTTGTTCATCGTGGACTCGGTCGCTGAACCGTTCATGATCGTGTCCGTAAGTCCGAGCTGATCGTACAACATCTGAGTCAGATACGTAATCTGATCCATGAGGTTGTTAGTCACAGGTCGGTTCAGCTGCGTGATCTTCTCGGTTCCGTCTGTGTAGGCGATGCCGTATTGGCTACCCTTCAGTTGGAACTCAATGTCCTTACGTCGTTGTTCAGCCTGCCCTCGACGAGCTTCCGACTTGATGACGTAGGGCAACTGGATGATCATGTCGAGCTTTCCGGAGCTTGACTGTTCGTCGACTTGATCCAGCATGTTGAGCTTCCGGATCAGGCGCTGAAGAGTAGAGCTCGGCTCATTCATCACCTGATAGAGTGGGTTCTCTACGATCGCAACCATACTCTTCGGAAGAGTGATCTGCTGACGATAGCCCTTCTGCTCGTTGTAGAGCATGACACGAACGTGCTCGGGGTACCATCCCACAACCTCACCGCAACGCATCGTCAAGACGTCGTACGCGTTCGAGTCGATCGGGTTGATTGTGGTATCCGTCGGAACGATAGCTACCACACCCTTGTCGAACATCGTCATGAAGATGTCCTGACGAAACTGCTGAGCGAACTGATCGATGTTCGCCTGAACAGTGAAACAGTTGTTCAGATTACTTAGGATGTCGCCTTGGTACTTACCGTCGACGTCATTCCGAATATGAGTGAACTGAATCGCTGCAGCATCGAGACTCATGCGGGTGAGAATCGATGAGATGATCGATCGTTCGTTAGAGAAGTTCAGACGAGTTCTGTCAGGGCGAACGCCAAACGTCGCACCAGAGGCGTAAGACTGCACCTGCTGGTAACTCTGATCCCAGTTCGTGAAGGCGTTCCATGCGTGAGACAAGCGAGAGAATATACCCATGAGCTACCTCCTTTCTGGGCTATTCGAAAGCGGGATTACTTACTGGCGTCGTGGTAGTCCGAGACCGTCGAGTTCTTGTAGGCGTTAAGCATGTCGTGGGCTTCGCGCCCTTGCTTCTTCATACTTCTCGAAGCCACAGCAGTTGACAAGCCGCCACTAACAATAGTGTTGGCAATTTTTTCTCCTCTAGTGAGGCGAGTAGCAACGTTTGCGTCTTCGTGAGCGCCCTTTTCATTGGCGATTGCATGAATCCCGTTAAGAACTCGTTGTTTATCCGATGCGGACTTAGCAAAGCTAAGGCGGGCTCCCTCAGTCTCAAGTCGGTCCATGCGATCATTATGGCGAGCTCTTGCTGCATGGATTTCAGAGCCGTTTGGTTTGGCTGAACTGACGGATTCGCTTTTTCCTCTGCGAGACCCCCACTTCATACCCTTGACGCCATGATGCGCGAGTTCGTCCAGAGAAGGTTTGTCCTCCTCACCCAGTATCATTCGAAAGCCTCCTTGTTAGCCTTCCATGCGATATAGGCATCCATCATCGCAGCCACGTTGTCGATTTTGTCTTCTTGACGCTTCTTCAGGAGCTTACGGTTACCATTCGTGTCCTCCATCGTGATCGCATTACCCATGGCGAATGTCATGAGCGTCTGATCGAAGATGAGTTGACGTTCTGAACTGAAGATCTTCAGTTCTCCGAGCGGAACGGATTCCGATTTCGCACCCTGAATGACTTTCTCGATGGCGTACGGTCCATTCTCAGCTTCCCATCTAGCCACGAACTCCTTGGCGTTGTATGGGTCGAAGCCGAGAGCACGGACATCGAACTGCGACGCTTCGATGAACGCGTCGAGGTCATCGTAAACCTCCATCATGTCAAGGACAGTTCCCTCGAGCACATGGAGGCTGCCCTCATTGATGAATTCGTCGTACTTCTGCCTCATAGCGCCAGGTAGTTTGTACAGAGTCAACGAAGTGATGTAGCTACGGGTCTTGACACCAAATCCCTTGGGAAGCGGGAACAAGAAAGTGAATGCGCAGAAGTCATCACCCTGCGAGAGGTCGGCACCCAGAGCACAAGGCATTCCATCGAAGTCCCTACGGCGATGCGGAAGAGTTTCCTCGTACGTGAAGAAGTACGTGTAGCCCTCCATCGGAATTCCGAACCTCTTGGCGAGAATGTCGTTCCGGGAAGCAGGAGCTTTCTCGGCACGCTCGACATCCAGTTGATACGTGTCGTAGGTGACTGTCCGACCGAGGTTGGGGTTTGCTTTCAACCACATTGCCGGATCGTTTACTTCCTCTAGTTCGTCCAACTTGTAATGCCAGATCGAAATATGAGGAGCTTTGTAGTCGCCCTTAAGGATGTCGGCCAATTCCAGCTTAATCGTGTCGCCGGAGCCATTTCGAACGGTTCCCTCGGAGCTTATTGCGACGATAAGATAGTCGTCAAGCTTAGAAGCACCCTGTTCGATTGCACCAACAACATCTTCACGAATATCGCCAGAAAGCCATTCGTCAACCGTCGAGATCTTGGGGCGCAAACCTTGCAGTTTGTTGATCGCCATGGGGCGGACTTCGAGGAGCGAGCCTGTGAGGAAATTTTCGACACCCTTCTTTGTGGATGCCAATTTCACACGCATCGCTTTGGACCCGGTGGTGTTCTGTAGAGAACCTTCGGTCAAGAATTTGAACAGAGGTCCTCGGCTACGAGTGATGGCAGTTCGGAAAGGTGACATGACCTCATCCGCTTGCTTCATCGTCGGAGCCGTCGTGATTTGGTGCGTGGTGGAAGTATCGACATTCAGAAAGTAACTCTGAATGCATTCAGCGTACATCGACTTCGCGGCACCTCGTGCTACGATCAAATACTGCTTAGTCGTTAGACGCTTTTTGATTGTCTTGTTGACGTAACTTCCGCCAAGGCCGTCTTCCTTGGGCTGGTAAACGCTCCTGCTGACGAAGTAATACCAACCGAAGATCTGCTCGGCCCAGAGTTTGAAAGACGGAAGAAGATGGAGATCGCTGCCATCAGTGAGAGTAAGTTCATCTTCACAGTAGAGGAAGAACCCTTCTACGGCCTTGTCGTCGTAGTAGATGTTTGGGTTGGCGATGAGCGCATCTATCCGGTTCATCTCCATTGAGATCTCCCGATTGACAGGAATCTCACCTCGAACTACTGCGTCACGGAACAGACCGTAGTAGGTTGGAGTTGCCGTGTTCGATAGGCTCATCGTCGCCCCAAATCACTAGTCGAGGAAGGGCCAGTGCCAGCAGCCGGTGGCCGGAATCAGACCCATGGACTGCGGAACGGACGTCACCCAGTAGGTGTCGTTTCCATCGAGGTAGACCTGACCATTGACCTGGTCGCTGTCCTCGTAGGTCTTGACGACCACCATCGGAAGAACGTCGCCTTCGTGAGGCGGGTTTCCGACGTGAATCTGAACACCGTCCTCGGTGTGAGAACGATTCGCCTCGAGAGCATCCAAGCGTCGCTTGTTGATCTTCTTGGCGTCGTACTCACTCAGCGTGTAGTGGACTAGCCGTCCGATCGTGATCGACATGACAGATCCTTACTGAGCGTAGAGCTCGTACTCGAGGTTCTTCGGGCCGTAGACGATGACGCCGGAGGCCTTGCCGAAGAACGGCTGAGGAACGTGCACGACGGCCTTGCCGTTGGGCGCCGACTGGTTCTCGATGACGACGTCGGGGCCACTGTCGAGAACGATGATGAAGCGGAAGGTGTCAGCAGCGACGAGCTGTCCCTTGTCGCAGGTGACCTGGAAGGTGTTGCAGAGACCTTCGGCGAAACCGATGCCAGCACGGCCGGTGACCGGGTTGCTGGTCTTCTCGAACTTGGCCATGTCGTCCTCCTCGTCGACCACGGGGGTCGGAGTCGTTGTCGGTTTGGGATCGATGCCCGGAAGGTAGGAAGCACACGATGAAGTGTCGTAATCGTTGTTGGACGCAAACTGCTTCATCGGAGAGCCATCGATCAGGGTGGGATCGTTGTTGTACCAGGCAATCCACCAGTGAGGCTCGGGAACCTTGGCCACGGCGAAAGCCAACTTACCGGCGACCCAGTTGGACTTGTTGGTGTTGATCCAGGGATCCTCACCCGCAGCCCGACGCTTTACGACCCAGCCAACCCACTGCTGCCACGTCCCGTTGTCCGGAGGACCGTCGCCGATGATCCCCTTGTTGTCGTTCGGGTTGGTGGTGATCAGAACGACGAGCTTACCCGGGAAGAGTTTCACTTCCTCAGCAGCATCGGGCCAGTTGCCGTCGTCGTACCCGAGGTAAAGATCACCATCCTTCGGAAGCCTGTCCGCGTAGATCCCGTCGTAGGCTTTGCGGAATGCGCTCATCCACCTACCGCCTTTCGAACTGCCTTGCCGGCGGGGCTGTTGACAGTGTTGTAGATGTCGGCGAGAGTCTTGCCTGCCGCCAGAACCTTCTTGACGTGCTGGTGGCCCTTGTCGAACTTGTTCGGTTGCTGACCCGCAAGATTCCGGTGGTTCGCCTCCAACTGATGGCGAGTGTTGAGTTGCTGAAGCTCGTGGTTCGAGAGCGACTTGACTCCACCGGTGCGAAGCTTGGTCCTGATGGCCTCGGCGTTTGCGTGGTCTGTGGAGGAGGTGGAGGTGGAGGAGGAGGAACCTTTACGGCTACCCCACTTCATACCCTTGACGCCGTGATGCTCCAACACCTGATCTAGTACCCGTTGACGTTGTAGTACCAGTCCCACATCTCCGGATCGACCGGGGTTGTCGGCGTTGGGTTGGGATCCGTCCATGATTCTCCTTCCCTCTTGACGTTGAGTCGCCATTCGAACTCTTCGATCTGTTTGTTCATCGCGTCGATGACGAAGGATGTCTGCGGAGGATCGAAGAGCATCTTGACGCGAAGGAATGTGTAGGTCTTGACGGAGTTAAGCTTGAGATCAGTCCCGACGAAGGCGTCCCACGTAACCGAGTTGTCCTCGATCATGAAACCATTGTCGGGCCCGATGCCGAGCTGGTTGAGTGTCGAGAACACAGAGTTGATGTGCATCGTCACATCAGGATCGAACACTGTGTAACTCGGATCGAGTCCGAGATTCTTCTTGACACTATCGAGGATACTGTTGATCACGTGGGACACCTCCCGGGTGCCTGTGTCACCACAACTTCGTGTCGCCTGGTCTGCGTTCAACGAGTTGCCTCGGAAGCAGACTTTCGTCTCCGTAGTGGATTGCGTTGTGAGTTCGTTGGGTTACTGCGATCAAGAACTCGGGATCGAGTATTCTTGAGTCGCTGGTTTCGATGTCTTCGACATTCATCGGATTCATGTGGTGAATGTAGATCCTGTCGTGGATATCAAAACCTTCGACGCCGAGGTCGCAACCGTTATCACGCACGATGATGTGGTTGCGGATATTACGCCATTCAGTGGATCGATAAAAGGCTTGGTTCAGGTATCGATCGAAACCGAAGGTTATATCGCCGACTTGGCCGTGGAGTGCGAGGTATCTGAATCTTTCCTCAAGCGTTTCCAATCGGCGAAGTTCGGAATAAGTTCTAGGCATCGTATTCGTCCGAAGGCGGAGGCTCTTGTCCTTGGTAGTTGCGCATTGCAGTTAGCGCATCCCTGTAGAGTTCTTCCACTCGTGCTTGAGAAGCGAGCTGTTCTATCCGAGCCTGCGTCAGGAAGTTCTCATGATGCAATCGCTCTTGCTCGAGCTTCTCTCTCGAGGATCCTAGCTTCAGGAAGTGCGTAACCTCTTGTGAGGTTGCCGTCCCCTTACGAATTCGTTGCTCTACTAGATCGAAAGCCAACGAAACCAGCTGGCTTTCCCTGCCTTCGGGAGTTGTGGCTGGTCTACTGCGCCTAGAACCGGGCTCCCCGGACTTTGCTGACACAGTTACAACTCCTTTCTACAGAGTTACAAAGAGCTTTCCTGGGGTTTCCCCCGGACCAAGATCACAAACCCCCGGGTTTTTATCCCTCCGGGGCTATTTTTGGTGGCCAGGCGATGCATAGGGGGGCTATAAGTTGCGTGACCCCCCGCCCACCCTTTGGACCGTGGAGGACCCGTAGGATTGGCAAGTCATTCTGTTAGCTAAAACAAAGTACAAGTTCGAGCTACTTACTAACCAATCAGTTGACTGACCAACCAAACGACGAATCGAGTGATCGAGCAGTCAACTGATTGACCTATCTGCCTGGTGTGTGGCAGGAGGCAGGCACGTGCCTGTTAGTAGGTGGTGTATTGAATTGTTCTGCTATGCTGCTGTCTCACCAGGCACTACAACCTTGACGTAGAAGTCGCCGTTGTTAGCCACGATCTCATCTATGGCCTGCTCATAGGCAAGGCTTTGATCAGCATCGGATAGTTCGTCTGATGTTCTCACCACACGACCTAAGTAAGACAGCGTATTGTAGCCTGCTGCTTGGTCCCAAGTGCGCCACTCATCGAACTCAGTGACGGGACTGTATGGGTTGTCCTTGGTGGTGAGCATGTGTTCTTCCATCATGCACCACCTTCACTAAGGTTTCGCTTCAGGGTCGAGACAGACACACCAAGTTGATCAGCCACTTCTGCTTGAGTGTAACCGTTTCGAAGCATGGCGATTGCTTGGTTGACCTTACCTGAGTTGAGCTTGTCTCTAGACTTCGGTGTTGCTAGTTGCTTGACCTTATCCAGATCTGCATTGTTCAAGATCTGATGCAACCTATTGGTACTGATTGCGCCGGCCTGAATCGCAGTCCATTCATCGTCACTGATTTCGATACGGGTCTTCTTTGCGCCAGTGCGATTACGGGCTTCGGTTAGTGCCTGTGCTTTCAGCTTCTTAATCTCAGACGGCTCCATGTCAGGGTTCGCGTTCCGCTTCTGAGTAACAACGGAGTTTGCGATCACCTGGGCTTGCCGTTCAAGCGGACTGTTCCTGAGTGCCAGATTAAGCTTGGCTTCAAGAGTCTTGACTTGATCAGCATACTTCACTTTAGCAGCAGGTGAATATGGAGTCGTCTTGGTGTTGATCGCTTCCAGTCTTGCCTGATTGGCAAGATCCTTCAACTTGTTCGAGTGGTCTGCATAGATCTTCTCGATCGGAGTTCCGGACGACAAGGTGTGAGCATCGTCTGTTTCCGCAAGCTTCTTGGACTGGACGGTTTTGACAACCGTCTTGCCGGCACGATTGGTGTAGGTATTTCCAGTCTCTTCAAAGACCTTCTTGCCTGTGACTCTATCGATAGGTCCACCTTCTGCAGCAGGCCGAGCCTTACGTTCAGGAACTCGAACTTCTGCAGACGCCCTAGAGATCACAGTTGATGCGCCAGCATTCTTGCGACCCTGGTACTTTTCCTTCAACCTCGAAATGCCGTTGTCGGTTGCAGACCGCTTCCAGTCAAGGCCGTGCTTCTCAGCATCGATGACAACCATTGAATGCCGAACTGCTTGTGCTTTCTCAGCAGATGTGGCACCACGAATTGTCATGTCGGTGATGAGGTTTGAGATGATTCCCATCTCGATAGCCTTGGTTCTGGCCGACATCTTGGTCATACCTTCATAACCAGGATAAGCTCGCTGAGGATCGAAACCCTTCAAACCCTCAAGCGCAGGTTCGGTCTTGACTTTACGACTGTTGTTCGGAATCACAAGAACGGTGTCGCCATCGAAGTCGGCACCAGACAAACGTTCTGCGACCTTGCTGTGGATGCCGATTGCATCTTTTGCATTTCCAAGCAGTTTCTTCGCTTCCGGGTGCCGATTGTTTACGGTAAGTTCCGGAATTTCGAAGATACCGCCATGAGGATAGCGAACCAGCACCACTCGTTCACCATCACGGAAGTTAGGTGCATAGACTTCCGTCTCCTTCATCGAATTGACTGGGAGTATGACGTGCGAGCCTTGACGTGGCAAAGCTGCAGCCTTGAGATGGACAGCCGAAGAATCGGCGTCATCTGCGTAGGACTCAAGCAGCTTCCTTTTGACGGCGGGGTTATCTAGGGCCTGAATTTCTTCAAGCTCATTCTTCTTCCGCGAGAGTGTCATGTCGAGCTGAGTCTTAGCCAAGGCCGGACTCTGCTTCGATAGCATCTGAGACGACAGGCTTCTAGACCAGTTTTCCCAGTCACCTTCCTCATTGACGATGTTCATCACTGAGGTGACACGCTTCTTGCCATCGGGACCGTCTTCGCCGATCTGCCGACTAATGGACGCACCAAACGGATTGTCTGGGTCATCCTTCATCGGCTTCATGGCGTCGAGCTTGTTGCCGGTTTCCTTCTTGTTCGTGTTGAACTGTAGATCTGTGCCAGCAGGCAGATCGTCCTTGTACATCGCCATGCCCTTGAGGTAGTGCGTGCCATCAACTGCGACACGAACCTGAGCATAACGAGACGCTCCTAGCGATACATCCTTGACTCCTGGGCGTACATAAATGACGCCATCTGCGTCTGCCCCACCTTCGTTCGCGTAGCGAACTGAGACGCGCTTAGAGTCGATCGAGATGGGTGGCTGGATCCTGTTGTAGGTTCTACCACCATCTTCGGAGTAACTCGTGACTTGCTTGATGTTGTCACGATTCCGATAGACTTCGCTGTACGGAGTGTCTGGACGAGCGAGAACCTTGATGGTGGTCTGCTGGCCTGTTCCGAGTTGCTCGACCTTCACGTAGTGAACCGTGTAGCCCTCTTCCTGAAGCCGTGCGACGGCCGTAGAGAGCTTGGTAGAGCTAACGCCGAGGTGATGCTCGACACCACTTCCGATGTCGACGTAGTGCTTCTCCTCGACTGCGTCCTTGAGCATGTTGGACGTGGTTTCGAGAATATCGGCCTTGTCCTTGGCTCCAGGCGCAAGAAGTGCGCGAACGGAGGATTCGTTCAATTCCATTCGCTGCCCAATGGCAACGTTTGAATATCCCTTATCCTTGAGTCGCTGAGCCATGTTAATCTGACCCTGCTTCTCTGCATTCTTCGCAATCGACCGACTAGCGCGAAGTTGAGTTGTGGTCATTCCGAAACCACGGGCGATCTCAGTATCACTCAACTTGTGGTTGACGCGAAGATCCTCGATTGTGCTGAGGAAGGTGCGGTTGCGCTCTTCTTGGGTTGCTCCCGAACCCCACGGATAACGTCCAGACTTTCGAAGGATTCCGTAGTGCGCGAGATAATCTTCTTCATTTAACTCCACGAACTCTCATCCCCCTTTACGAGTACAGGTCGAGCTTGATCGCTTCGATCCTTGCGTCGAAAGCTTTTATCTTGCTCATGATGTAGAGGATCGTCTCCGGATCGCCTTCGTACGTTCGGACTTCATCGCTCTGATAGATCCGAAGTTCGGTTTCGATCTGGTGCGGCTTAACCTCGTACTCGAGGCAGAAGAGCGCTGCATACACATAGAGCTGATTCTCGGATGACTTAGTCACGCCGTTCTTCAAGTCATGGATACGCAACTTGTCGCGACGGAACGAGATTGTGTCCGCGGTTCCGTAACAGTTTGGGGAATAGAACAGGATCTGCTCGGGAACCATCTTGAACCCAATGGCGTCGTTGACGTACAGATTGATGGTCTGCTGGACGTCAGGAAGCCTCACCCCAAGTGCGATGCACTGGTACGCCAACTCATGCATCTGCGTGCCTCTACGGGCCGCCTGAGCGGTCGTGAAAGCATGGTCGAGCTTGGCGTCGTCGTAGTTGATCCAGTGATAGTTACTCGCGCCGAGGAAGGCGTGGGTTCCGGCGAGGTTCGAATGCACGTTGAAGCGCACTTAGAACTTCCTGTTCGTTAGAAGGGTCGATACGCGAAGCGAACGACATCTCGTTCAGCATCTGGAGATAGTACTCCTGATTGGGCTGATACCTGGAAGGCTTGTCTTTCTTGACTTCAAGCATAGCCCACCGGTCTCGATACAACAACACGAGATCGGGAACGCCTTGCAGATATCCGGAGTCGTTCTTCAGAATCATGCATCCAGGAAACAAGAGTCGGAGCTTAGTGACGAGTTTCGCCTGGAATTTGCTTTCTAGCAAGCGTATTCTACTCCTTCTATTATATGCTACGATTGCGACACGATGTAATATCTGCGCCGTTAGGACAGTGGACGGAATCTTTGGTTAGTTGGCCAGACTCGCTTACCGGTGTGCACAGACGTGACTATGTCGGAATGCAACAATCCGAGTTTGATAGCCGCCTGCCACGTGTTTTCGAAGACCTCGCCTGAGTCGACTTCCTCTATCGGATAGTCTTCGACCAACTCATCGTGGAACTGCTGGAAATACTTTGTTGCGAACCAGCGAGGACGCAAAGACAAGTTACCGATCCTGTTGTTGTAGCGATCACCGTCGAGGTTGATCGGAGTGTCGAACGTTTCCTGCATTACGACGGTGAGGAAAGCTTTGGCGACCAAGAGAGCGACAGCCCGCTTGTACTGAGTACGGTTTCGAGTGAGGCCGACGTTCACAACTCCCGACTGGTTGACCAACATCGTCATGCGCCTACCGTTTTCTTCGTTGCGAACGAAGCCGGTGGAACTGACGGTGTAGCCCGGGAAGGCGGTGATGCGACGCCACTCGACGAACGGACCAAGTACTGGGTGCAACTCAGAGATCATAGGAAGCCCACTTCCTCTTGCACAGTGAGCTGTTGGTCAATCCCGCACGTACTGGACTTCGCTGATCATTTTGCAACGAACCGGACACGCATGTCAAATGTCAAAAATTTTCGAGAAAACTTTTTATTATTACACGTACCTAATATCTGCCACAGATATTGGGAACAGTATTCTGGGATAGTTTTGTGGTTCAGATTTGACATTTGACATTTTCAGGGGTATAAAACGGACATTCTAACTAGGTCGAGGCTGCGAACAGGGGGTTTTCCCAGAGTTTCGGCTGCCAAAAACGCTGCCAAATCTGCTCAGAACTTGTGAGATTTGACATACCTAGCTTCGTTGAAGCTCTTTTTGCCCTTCAAGGCGCCCATCACGATTCGATCGATAATCGAATTTGACAGGAGCGTGTAATAGAACAGTTCCGTAAAGGGTGTATTTAGCCTATCCGTCCTACCATGTGCCTGATGCCAGTTCTTGTACGAGTATGTCAGCGAGTAGAAGACCATCGCATTCGTCGTCGTACAGTTCCATCCTTCAGCTCCAGCAACGTACTGAACTAAGTACAGCCACCGTTCGGTGTCGGGGATTGCCTCGTGTTTGTGACCGTTCCACTCCGCTATCTGGACTTCCCCGCCCAGTGTTCGGAGCATCTTCAACTCGTAATCGAAGTTGTAGAAGACGATCAACCGAGGATGCTTCTGGTTGAGCTTTCGGATCGCATCAAGGCGCGAGGGATCCGAATTGACGACTTTCCGTAGTGTGTAGAACAGCTCTGCGACGCTGCGCACAGGACGGTCTTCGTACACATTCCATCGTTGCTTGGTGACTTTGTCGTACGGTTCGACATCGAACTCCACCGGAACATCCACCAACGTTCGGGTGGTATGTCGCTCGTACGGCATGTGAACTAGAAGCTGGTTTCTAAGACGTACCAGCTTTCCGACATTCTTGTAGTACTCGACTTTCGGGAACTTGGCATAACTGTTGTAGACTACATGCTCTTCTTTGAACGCCGTGCGATTCGTATAGAACCCATTCGCGATGAACACGGCGATGTAGTCGAGCCATGTATCTCCGGGGGTTGCGCTGAGCAAGATCCAGTTATTGTGTTTCGCGATGAAGATGAACGCCTTCGCCCATTCACCACTGCCTACGAGACGCTGCTCATCAAAGATGAAGAACGCCCCCCGGACATTCTTGTACTTGCTGATGTTGTTCCACGAATCTACTCGCAGTACACCAGCTACGGTCGCGTCTGTCGACTTGTACACGCCGTATTTGACGAACTCAGACTCCCAGTCAAGAGAGTCGCGCTTCTTTGCAGTGGTGATAACGTAGACGTCCTTCGGCGCTTCCTTCTGCATATAGTAGGCAGCTGCCGTGAGCGACTTGCCAGTCCCGACACCGCCCCAGAGGATCTTACCGTTGGAGAGCTCATCCACGGCCTTCCTCTGGTGCGGGTACAGGTCTACTACCATTGCTAGCTCCCTGTGGGGGTTAGACCGTATTCCTTGGGGAGGGAGGATCACGGCCTTGTGAAACTACTGTGGGGGTTTTACCCGACGACCTTGTTGGCGTTTCCGCCGACGCGGTTACGGTTCTTGTTCCGGTTGTTGCGCTTGTTCTGTCGCCGCGGTACTGCCTGCTCGACCTTGGGGTTCCAGCCGCTCTGTTCGATGTTCCTCTTGAACGCGGCCACTGTCGCCGGAGAAGCCTTGGCGGGAAGCGTGACGATGGAGGTGTGCGGCTCCAGCTTCCTGTCAGCCTCCTCAAAGGCCTCATCGAACTCAGCTATACCCAACTCCTCGTCCGCCTCCTTGAGGGCCTCAGAGACGCTCTGACGAGGCATCTTGACCATTTCGGGGATCGCCGGCTTGATGGTGGCGAGGTGAGAAGCATCGTACAAGGTGTTGTCGGTGACGCCGTTGCCTTCCCGCATCTCGTCGGCGGTCTGCATGTTGGCTTCGATCAGTTCCGCCACCATGTCGAACTCCGCCGTAGGCTCGCCTTCCTCGTCCGTACGGGCCTCCACAACTACCGTGGGGTCGTCATCCTCCTCGTCCTGTGCCAGCACCTCACCGAGATTGGCAAGGAAGCTGATCCCCTCTCGAACGGACTCGACAGTGATCGCTGGCGGAGTCGTCTCGTACAGTCCGAGGATGTGGATGTCCTTCTGCACGAACTCCTCGACAAGCTGATCGAATATCGGGGTGAGTTGCATGATGCTTTCCTCCATCATAGATGCACGAGAAAGGGACGAGGAGGGGCCAGAGATTTCGCTCCCTTGGCCCACACCCCGATCCCACTGACTACGTATGTTCAGTCGTTATCTGTTTCTTGTTTGGGGTAAGTGAAACCACAGGAACACAGGTGATCGCCCTCATGTTCCTGCATGAACCGACGAGTAAGAACACAGACATGCTTCTCATGACCGTAGTGCATGAGATCTTTGGCCCGCCCGAGAGCGTCCTTATGGATTGCCCAGACATCGCACGTTCGTAAACCCATCAGAGAATCTGCATGATCTGCAGGGCCGCCTGCTCGGCGACGATGTTTCGGTCGACCCCGACGCCGTGGATGACGTGCGGAGCGCCCTGGTGTATGGCGTCAGCCACCAGTTCGAGGATCTGGATGAACTTCTTGCGGTTCCGCATGGCCGCAGCGAACGAGGACTTGTACTCCGCGTCGCTGACCTTCGAGTAGTTGAGACCGTCCGTCAGGATCCAGTCACCGACGATGGCGCGGTCGTTTCCGACCTGGATGTAATGCTGCCCTTCACCCAGGCCTTCGTACATCATGCCGACGTGGCTGTCACACCACTCAGCGACTTCCTCGATTTCCTCGATCGTGACGCAACGCGAATCCACGACCCTGACGACTTCGCTCATGATAGGCCTTCCCCGGCTCTAGTGAACGTAGCGGTGCTTCGGACCCTGCTTGACTGCTTTCTCCACCTTCGCCTTGATCTCCTCCCGGACGACCAAGTGCAGCGGAACTCGGTAGACGATCTTCTTGCGCTCCTCACCGCCCATCCAGCGGTTGAATGAGGCGGTGAGCTTCTTCTCGTCTTTCAGTACCACGGCCGCCATTCCGGCGACAGACAGCACCTCCAGAATGACGATCCACAGCATGTTACTCGGTATCCTTCTCTTCATCGTAGTATCCCTTAGCGAATGCCAAGATGACATCCACGTTCCACTCGACCGGAATAACCCTGTAAAAGTCATTCCATTCCGATATGGACCAAGCGAGATCTAGTGCGTCCGGAAAATCTTTGTATTCGCCAGCCTTATGCCCTAGCCTCTTGGCTTCGACGAGAGCTTCCGGATGCGTAAGTCTTTCGTACTCCACCTAGTCCTCCACGATCTCCATGTACGGCTCGGCGGTGAGCTCCAGCATGGAGTCACTCATGGCGATCTCCCGGACATCCGCGTACTTCATGTCCAGGTCGTCCTCGTGGATAGTGACGTAGATGGTCTTGAGGTAGGCCTTTCGACCCTGGTTACCGTTGACCTCCCAGTCGTAGGGACGGAGGATCAGATCCACGTTGTCGATCTCGGCGAAGTCCAGCAGTTCCGCGGTGCTCTCGTCCAGCGTCGTACGCCCACGCGAAGAGACCATCACCAGACGCGGCGGACGACCCTTGAACGAGACGGTGACACCCAGGAAGCGGAACCAGTCGTCGCCATCCTCACGCGGGGGCTTGCTCTTGACGTTCCAGCCGTCGGCCTTGAGCATCTCGTACTGCTCCTCGCTCAGGACCACAGCGAAGTTCCGCTTGCCCTCGGCGTTGAACTGCTTCTCCGCGCCGGCGAAGTTGCGGAAGACGATCCGCATGTTCTCGAGGGAGACTTCGAGGTCTCTCGGGTTGGCCATGTTCTAGTTCTCCATCCTCTGCAAGTTACTGGCCCTGTAGGCCTTCTCCAGGATTTCCTGGTGACGAGCGTTTATCTCCCGCATCTCACCACGAGTACGCTCGTCTTCAATGCGCCGGCGCTCATGATCGATTTCCTGAGCCGCTAGACCGTCACGTCTTTCCTGCTCTTCGAACGCCTTGCGCTTGGCTTCCGCAGCTTCACGCTTCTGCTTCTTGGTCGCCATCTAGATCCCCGAATCCAGGATCTTCCGGTTGTCCTGCTTGCGATAAGTGTCGATGTATGTCTCGCGCAAGTCACCGTTGTGGGTGACCTCGTAGTACGCACCGTCTTCCATCGTGGTGCAGACCAGAGCCTTCCAGTTTTGCAGCGTCTTGCAGAACCACACGACGTAGACGTCGAGGTCGGGAAACTCTTCTCCTTCCTTCAGTGTGTCCTCGATCGTGCAGATCACCAGATGCATCGCCATATCTTGGTAACTGACACGCTCGTTCTGCGGAACCGTCGGCATTACCCGAGTATCGTCATCCCAGTTCTGCCTCTCGCGCTGGTTCACTTCTTTTTCTCCATCTTCGTTACCAGAGCACGACACATGCAGCCTTTGTCGCACGCGAATCCATGCGCGTGTGGTTCGTTGTAGCCACAGGACGGACTCTTGCAGTAGTCCTTGTTTACGGTTGTGAAGTATTCCAGATCCCCCAACAACTTCTCATTGAAGTTCTGTTCCTTCGCCTTCCGAACCTTCCTTCGGTGCAGCCAGACGGAAACGGCCAGCACCGGTATCGTACGTAATTTCATGGTCGGCCAACATTCCGAGTTGATGGATGGATACCCAGGCTTCGAATCTCAGTTTGGCGTCGAGATCGAGAAGAAGGGAGTCCAGTCGCACCGGACCCCCAACTTCCCCGTTTGCGTTGCTGTACATGTGTTGTCTAACAGCCTATCGAGAACGGGCCGATGGTCCCGAACCTCTTGCTGATGGATCCGCCGTTTATGACGAAGGTGGCGTGCACATCACCATCCACAACCTCAACCTCCGCCGTCCCGACCACGATGCGCCGATCGTTCTCGTATCGCACCACGTCGACCGTGTTACTCGTCTTGGGGTTCTGGATCGCATCGACAATGGTCTTCGCCAAGTCGTCCGTGTGGTGCTGCTTGAAGTGAAGGCACGGGCGTCCTCCAGCCAAGTCAGAACACGGCTCGGTCAAAGCCTCGGTCAAGTCATCGCTACGACCAACCTGTCCCGTCAGGATATCCCACTCGCGCGGTGAGAGAGTCATGACGTCTTCCGCTTCTGCAGCGCCTTGCCGGCCGCCGTGATCTGCCGCATGAGCGGCCCCTGCTTAGCCCAAGCTATCTGCCTCTTCTTGTGCATGGTCTTCTCCTAGTCGTATTCGCCGTCAGCCGGTTCCCTGCAGTACTCGTCGTAGTAAGCATCGATCGATCCGATACGGTACTTACGGTCGAGGTGGTTCGAGAAACGACGCCATTCAGTACGAACGGCCTTCATCCTCTGGAAATCACCCTTGTCCTCGAGCTCTCGAACAGTCTTCCCAAACTCACGAGACCGATTGATTATGCGAGCTCGTTCATTCTTGGTCTCTTCTCTGATCTCACTCATGCTACTGGGCACTCAACTGCATCTTTTTGCCCTTACTGTACGAATTTCTCGAAGCTGCCGAACTTCTCCAGAGTCTCGACCGCGTCATTGACGAGGTTGTTGAAGTAGTCGATGTTGACGATATCCGTGATGGATCCGTCTCCGCCGATCGTGTCGGTGAGGTCCTCGAAACGCATACGCTCGATCTCGTCGAGGTGGAGCTCTTGGACCATTTCGGCTTCCAGCCACAGATAGCCCTTGGTTCCGGCTACTGCATAGGTCTTGTCGTCCTTGACGCGGAGGAGAGTCGCGCCACCAGCCGATTTGTGCACAGGGATGAACATGCCGGTACGACCGACGAAGTGCATCCCCTTGTACGGGGTGGACGGAGTAGCCAGCGACTCGTTGAAGTCGAGGTACATCGCGCCCTGAGTGACCTGCTTGGTCTCACACAGGTCGGTGAACTTGATCGGCTCATCGCTGAAGAGCGCCTTGTAGACCACGGGGTGCTGAAACTGTGCACCGACCGCGTCCCACTTGCCCTCCTTACGTGCGATATAGACCGCGTCGTTCACGAGAGCGAACTTCTCGTAGGTGCCCTCGTTCTCGAACTCGTAGCCATATTTGGCGCCGAAGTCCGTGACGAACTGGATGATCTCCGGAGTGGCGTTGGGGATCTTAACCGAGTCCGTCTTGATATGTACGACCTGGAAGCCCTGCTCTTGTACTGCGTGCTTCAGGTCGATCATGAACAGAGCACCGCGCTTGGCGACGATGTTGTCCTTGTTCCGGGGGTCTCGGAACGGGTTGTCGAACTTGGCCGAGGTGAGGCCGTAGACGATGTTGATAGCGATCTTCAGCGCGTCCGACAGCGCCTTCAGACCCACCGTGTCGGTCTCGTCCTCGAGGTATGGGGCGAGATTCCCACCGAGCATTTTTCGGGCCTCGTCGAACTGCCCCCGCTTGATCGCGATCCTCGCATTTTTCAGCTCGGAGAACTTGCCGGTGTACTCACCGAAGACCTGGAGGTTTTCGATCGACGTCGGGTGCATCGAAGCGATGTCCAGCAGTACGACGTTCTCGTACATGCCCGGTTCGGCGTAGACGTAACCACCTTCGCCGACGACTTCATCCCGATATGTGCTCTTTCCGAAGTCATAGATGTACCCCGGAAATTCCTGACTCAAGTCCGTGTAGATGAACTTGTCCTGCGGCCGGCGATCCTTGCCGAAGATGATGGTCGCGGTATGCTTCTGGGTCGTGTCGTTGGGTGTCAGACCACTCAGTTCCGCCAGGATCTTGCGGGCGATGTAGTCGCCCTTGCGGGCGTTGAACGTGGCTTCCGTGCCAAGAACGTCGTTTACACAGTAGTCGCCCACGCGAGGCCAGTGTGCCGGATCCACGGGCTCATCCCACGGCAGATCCATCTCCATATGATGGAGACCGAGCTCGATCATGAACTTCTTCAGACCCTGCTTCTTGGTGCTGAAGTCGTAGATGTCCGCGTAAGACAAGTTGTACGCCTCGCCGAACATGGCATTCGGGTTGCCGTCGATGATCTTCTTGGAGAGCTCGTACAGTTGGATGTTGTTGTATCCCATGAACGCGCCCCACAGGATATGGTTGTCGTACCGCCGGTTGTTGAAGCCGATCAGCCTGAACTGGAACAGCTGCTCCACTTCAGTCGCAGACGGGTTGATCATACGAACGACAGTATCACTACCCGCATACTTCCAGCAGATAATGAACAGGTTCGGATAGACCTCGACGTCAAAGAACACGAAACGCGGGTCCTTGACGAAGACCTCATGGTTCTTGTTGAGGTCCTCGAGCTTGACCTCGGAGGCGAACTTCATCTTCTGAACCGTCTTGAGGCAGATCAGAGCCTGGTTGCTGCTGTTGTTGGCGAAGGCCATCATCCGCGGACGCAGATCGGTCACGTCGTAGACCATGCCGGACTTGTTGGCGTCGTCCAGGATCTTCCAGATGAAGTCGATGGACGGTTTGGTGCCGGGATGAATCTCCTTTCGCAGATTTCGTGCGATCAGCTCCCTGAGGCTCTTCTCGCTTTGGAGAACCTTCGTCTCAAGCACCGTGCTCCTTTCCTTAAACGGTAGGCCGCTACTGATCGTCGAGACCGGGACGGCATTACAATGAGTGAGCCGCCGACGGAGAGAACTTCCTCCGCCAAACCTTTTGATCTCAATTCCATCAGCATATTCAGCTGCCAGCTCAGAGGCGTCACCCCCGTCATAGATGTAATGAAGGTGGACACCTCCTCCCGACTTGCTGAGCTCGGCATAGGTAGCGGGCCAGGCACTAGCTGCCTCGAGATTCCTCTCAAGGGATTTCTCGCCATTGTCGTCCTTCAAGTCGAAGTCGATGACGATGTGGTTTTCCGGAACCTTGACAAAATGCAGCACGGACGTATCGATCGAACTCAATGTCGTGTCCACCACTTGATTGGGCTGTGGCTTCTTCATGACACCCTTGATCAATCGTTCTTCATCAGTCCAATACTTCACAGGGGTCTCGTTCGAGTTTCCGTACTGCGCCGGCAACTCCGCGTAGACTTCGTCGAACAGCGAAGTGGTTTCATCCAAGACCAAAGAGAAAGTCTTGTCGTCATCTGCCGACGTCGTCTTGTACTGCTTGGCTTTGAAACCCTTGAAGTAGCTTCGTGCGGTTACTCCGTCGAGGACTATTCTGTCGTGGAACTCCTCGAAGTAGTTCTTGAACTCCGTACGGAACTTGTACATGGGGAGCTTGAACTCGATCGAGGACTCTTCGCAGTACTCCTTGTAGAGAGTGTAAGCCTGCTTGAGAGTCGCGCCGTCCTGCGACTTGAAGATGTCGAAGTAGGCTTCGATGTAGTTGAAGAACACGTTCGTCTCGAACATCATCTCGACCGGACGATATCCGTTGTAGTAGTTTCTCCCCATGGAGCGATAGACCTCGAGGCAGTGGGCTGCGATTGCGCCCAGCTCGAAATCCATCTTCTCCACCAGGAGGTTGTACCTTTTGACAGGGAGAGTTTTCCCCGAGGGGACAACGTCGATGAGCCTTCGGATCAATCCCGACTTGGCATCGGTGATCTTCACCGGATTGTTGGTACCCATGAACAGGAAGGCGTTGATCCTGGAGTCGTAGGTCGCCTTGTACTTCTCGTTGATCCGCATGTCCTCGTGAGACACGATCGAGTTCAGCTTGGTATTGTCCTCGATCTTCGACAGATCACCATCCTGCTGGATCGCAACAAGAGGGTTGTCCTTGAAGGACTCCATGGCGAAAGAGCCGTTGTTCCCCGTTAGAGCCTTGGCATCGAACATGGCGCAATATCCACCATCGCGCACTAGCCCTCCGAAAAGCTTCGCGATGACGTTCATGATGGTGGACTTACCACTGCCACCGGGGCCGTAGAACACCAGGAACTTCTGAAGCTTCCTGGAATCCCCTGCGATGATGGCCCCGATGGCCCATTCGAACTTCGCTCGTTCCTCGTCCGAATATAGTGTGGTGGTGATCTCGGTCCAGGCGGGGTGAGGACCTGGCTCGAGATTGTACTTAAGCCTACGACTCGCGTAATCGGTCTTCTTGACTTCGGTGTTGGCGAACGTCACCTTCGTATCCAGCGGATGTGAATTGTCGCTGACGTTCTTCATGAACTTGCGGAACTGGTTCCAGCCGTTGGTGCCGTACGAACGGAGGAGCTTTGCGTTACACGAAAGACCGTCGGCCTGCATACCCTTTACGTGGTTGAGAACGAACTCGTCCACGAGACGAGTGACGTCATACTCGTCCCGAGACCAGAGTCCCTTTTCCTCATCCCAGATCGCATAGAACGATTGACCCTGGACCATGAGGTCCTTGGATCGGCCCACGGTGAAGTCGGGAAATACCTCTAGAACACCACCCCGAGCCTCCTTCGTGTTGATTTGAAAGAAGTCCATCTATCCTCCGTTCACTATTCGCTTTGCTCCAGAACATATGCGCTGAGCTGGTACCAGAGCTCCACGTTTCGTTGATCTTGTGTCGAGTGATTCAGAGGGAATAACCCGCCTCTTCCGTCGGGGTCGTACGTTCGGAAGATCACCCGATCAAGCACTTTGTTTATGTGTATTCTGGCTAACCGCCGTTCGTCGCTGTATTTCTGCAGTCCGATGTTTTCCATCATGTTCCAGAACCAATAGTGGGGTTCTCCTTCGGCCTCAAACGAGAGACGTCGAGACAACCCCACCATCAATTCGAACATGGAGCAACCGAGCTCGATCCAGTCTAGATCCACCTCGGTGAGACCTTCGTCTTGAATGAACTCGACCCGCAGTTCCTTACCATCCACGATACGATTGTCGTCGTTCGGAACCAGCCAGACGAACTCCTTCGTGTAGAGTTCCTTCAGCAGTTTCCAGTACGTGAATGCGGGATCTGCGACATCGGGATTAGCGACTTGACGATACAGCCAGATGAAGTACAGTTCGTCAAGTGGCTTGGCGTTCATTCCTATCCACCAAGCCCTGCGACCTCTTCGGAGTACTTACCCTCGCTCTTGACGACCTCGATGTACAGCATCATCTTCTCGTTCTTGATGTACACCGAATTCTCGCTGTCCGAGAGCTTCCCGAAGTCGCTGAGGTTCGTACCGACGAGTACCAGCCGACTGCGGTCGTCCATGATCGCGTCTTTGTCGTCCGCCAGCGTGTCGTCTCCCTCGTAGTAGGTGAGGGTAGACTGCGACCAGTTGCTCTCGTTCTCCAGGAACTCTTGGACCGGGACGACGTACGGCTTGCTCTTGTCCACGTACGGCTCCCGTGGTTTGGGCTTCGGCGGAGTCGGCTTTCGCATTGGACTGGGGGCGTTGCGAGGATCCGGCTGCCACGGAGCCTCCAGCTGAGGAACCGGCTCGGGGTCCGGAGTCAGTCCCTCGTCCTCGGTCTTGTCGTAGTCCATTTCCTCAGCCGTCAACATCGACTCCCTCTGAGAAATTTCGTCGGCGGCCTGGATAAGATCCTGCTCACCTCGGTAGGCCGTCAGGGCATTGGTTGCGTCCGCGGCCACGATGGAGAACTCCGTGAGCTTCTTCTCATACACGGTTTCCTGATCAAGGATGCGCTCTTCCAGCTCCGTACGCTCTCGAAGGAAATGCTCTCGGTACTCCTCGGAAGACTCAGCCACGGCCTTATCGAACGCACGCGAGCTCCTGCGCCTACCGAGTGCGTAGCCGAGACCGAGTCCTCCCACTGCCGATAGGACAGCAGCGTTGATGATGTTCTTGTCCATGCCGCCCTCCTAGAGCAGATCGTAGATGACGCCGTCCACGTTGAACTCCAGCCAGACGGACTTCTCGTCGCCGTTGATGAAGCGCTGGCCTTCGTACGTGTTGCCGCTGAGGACTCCGAAGTCGATGTAGCCGTCTCCGTGCCCCTTGACCCAGCCGGTTACTGCGCCGGCCTTGGTTCGCTGGAACCCCAGCATGTCGAGCACGTCGTTCAGGAAGACGTGTCCGCGGCCGTTCAGCAGGTCGTTCGCGTAGTTCTGCTGGGCCTTCAGGAACATCAGGTTGTACGCCGGGGTCGGCGACCAGTTCTGAGTCGTGTCTCGGTCGAACAGGAAGGAATACGGATCCTCCTTGTTCTTCTTGTTCACGACCTTCACGGTCTTGACCGCGACACCCTGGTCTGTGTCCACCGCGATCTCACGCTCAGTCGTCCCGTAGCGAAACTCCTCGTCCTTGTCCCGTCCGAGCTCGTCGACGACCCTCCCGCGGTACTCGCGGAAGGCCTTGTCGACCGCCGCGTAGGCCGCCGTGACTGCGATGTTGCGCCGGGACAGGATCACGTGCGAGCCGGTCAGCGCGCCGATGGAGACGATTCCCACGGCGAAGGCCGGAGCGTAGAGCTTGCTGATCTTGTAGGCGGTCTGGATGCGGTTTGTCGCGCGATCCTTGCTGGCGTCCTGCTCGTTGTACTGGTCGTGCTCGAGAGCCTCCGCGTCCTCGATCTCCAGGTTGTTCTTCTCGGCCTGGGCGAGGATTTCCTCCATCTTGAGCGTGGCACGGCAGGCGAGGACGACGGTTGCACCGACTCCGACTACGCCGGCGGCGAACAGGATCGCGGGCGAGTTCTTTCTGGTGATCAGGACTTGTCGTCCGACCTTGCTTGTGACCTTGTTCCTGATGGCCGCGAGGCTCATCGGGTCTCCTTAGGTGGTTTGTGGGTGGACGGGTTACTTACTTGCCGAAACGGTCTCGTACGACCTTCCGGTTCTTCGTGATGAAGTCGACCGCACCGGTGGCGAGCGAATCGATGGACTGGTCCTTCTTGCTGTGCAGCGCGTAACCGCCGATGATTCCGGCAGCCAGAACGAACACGATGCGCATGTCTCTCCTAATCGATGGGCTCGGTCTTGGGAAGCTCGAGCAGGTATCCGTTGGAGACTCGTCGGGGCATGGCGTCAGTCAAGTCCGTCCATCCCCACTTGGAGTCGGTGTGGTGGAACTCCTCGCCGATCATCTCGTACAGGTCCTGGACGCTCACGACCTCGTACTTTCCGATGATGTCACGAAGACTCTCGATGACGTCGATCGCTTCGGCACGACTACCAAGTATCACCTGGTCGAAGTCGTGAGAAGCTCGTCGACGAGGTGATGGACGCTCGTCTCGACGCTGGTTGGCGGACGAGTACTGGTTGTACGCGACACGATTGGGATTGCTGCTGAACGCACTGGAAGTCGGGCGTGCGCGACGGTTGTTCGACCGTGTCTCGCCGTAGATCATGCGCTCGAAACCCTGACTGACGGCATCAGTCATCATGTCTTTCAGTGCAGGGATGAGCACCTCGCCGAAAACGTAGTCGACTACGCTTCCATCGGCGTCCGCGAGGAACATCTCTCTTACTCGCGTACCCAGCGGCTTCTTTCGACGGGTGACTTTCCCCTCGACTACCTTCTGGACGCGCTTCTCGGTCACCTTATCCTCGACCGGAGGCTTCGGCGAATGGCTGTTACTGGGGAATTCTTCCACGTCTACCTTCAAAAGAGTAAAACTAAAAGTCCATGTAGAATGGACGATCAGTTTTGGCTGGTACGGCGGGTTTTCGTCAGTCGATCTTGCTTTCGAAGTGTTCGTCGATGCGCTCTTCGATCTGCTTCTCCATTTTGATCGTGTAGCCGATCGCGGCGGAGATTGCAAATCCAAGAGCGCCCTTGACGAGCATCTTTGTGAGCTTGGGGTTCATGGTGGTAGCCTTTCGGTAGGGGTCTCATTATAGGCCCCGTTTTTCCTGCGACTACCGCTTCATGTACTCGTCGATCTCTACCATCGCTAAGGTTCGACCGATGCAGACCCGAGCCTTCGGATGTCTACGAGTCAATTCGTAAGCGTTGTCGGCGATCCAGTTCTTGGTCTCCGCCGGAGTACCGTTGAAGAGCGGCTCCATATCGAAGTCCAGCACCGCGTCGAAGTACATCACTGTCCCGCGAGGTCCGGGTAGATCACGTCCCAGTTGCCGAGGTAGTCGGTCGCGTACTGCTTCGTGCCGGCCCACGGCGCGGCGGCCGTCTGCCAGTTGATGATGACCTGGGTGGTGTCGCCCATGTTGCCGGGCGTGTTCAGGTAGGCCTTGACGTCGAGCGGCTGGCCGTCGAACAGGTTGTCGAACTGGTAGTCGGTGACGACGTCGTTTCCGGTGCTTCCGGGGACCTCGTCCATCGGGGTGGCGGGCATGTTTCTCCTTATCGTTTTTTTTCAGTTAGGTATAGGGCACATGTATCCTGACAGCTGTAGAGGGCGGATCGCCTTGGGGGCTGATGTGGCGTTCGGCCAGCGCCGGGGGGAGGACGCTAATTCGCTACTTCTGGTTCAGGACCTGATAACGGCTGTCGTTTAAGATCTGCATCCGGAGTAGGGTTCAGGAGACCCCTCTACCAAACCCTCGCAGATCCCCTATTTGAAAGTTTTGGTTAGGCTGCCTGCTTGTGGTTCTTTCGCTGGAAGGCCAC